ATCTATGAGAATTTAGGTAGTGAGCAGGGCGAAAAAGGTCTTGAGTACAGCTACAAAACACGCCGTGGACGCACCAGAATATATGGTGGCAAGGTAATAGAAAACGTGTGCCAAGCACTAGCACGTTGCATCATAGGCGAGCAAATGTTAAAAATAAGTAAGAAATACAAAGTGGTGTTGACGGTACACGACTCGATTGTTTGCTGCGTTCGTGACGAAGAGGTCGATGCAGCGCAAGCATATGTCGAAGAATGTATGCGGTGGACACCCGATTGGGCAGCAGGGCTACCTGTAGACTGCGAGAGCGGCACAGGAAAATCATACGGAGATTGTGAGTGAGCATAGCACCTTGGTCGTTCAGTAAGGCTAAAGCGTTTGAGACGTGTCCGAAACAGTTCTACCACGAAAAAATATTGAAGGAGTACCCTGTCGAAGAGACAGAAGCCATGCGCTACGGCACTGAGTTCCACAAGGCGTGTGAAAATTATATCGGCGAAGGTAAGCCCCTGCCTAAAAAGTTCGATTTTATCAAGGATACACTTGATGCCCTGAATAAAAAGCGTGGTGTTAAACTGTGTGAAAAGAAGTTGGGACTAACGGCTGATCTTGAACCATGCGACTTCTTCAGTAAGCGTGTGTGGTTTCGCGGTATCGCAGATTTGTTGATCGTGGACACTCTCGCCGAAACTGCTTGGGTCATAGATTATAAGACAGGAAGGTCTGCGCAATATGCAGACAAGGGGCAGCTTGAGTTGATGGCTATGTCAGTGTTCAAGCATTACCCCGATATTAAGAAAGTACGGGCGGGGCTGTTATTTGTTGTCGCAAATAAGCTAGTAAAGCACCAATATGAAATTGATTCAGAGCCACTTCTTTGGGAGAAATGGTTAGGAATTTATGGTAAGATGGAGAAGGCGTTTAAAGCAGACGTTTGGAACCCACGTCCATCTGGCTTGTGTAAGCGCCATTGTCCAGTTGTAGAATGCCCACATAACGGAAAGAACTGATGCCTTACAAAAACAAACCCCGCCCCTATAAAAAAGAATACGAACAACAAAAATCCAGAGGAGAACACTCTGATCGCATGGAGCGCCAACGTGCGCGTCGAGCGATGGACAAGACAGGTAAGGATGCAAACAAGAACGGCGTAGCCGATAAACGTGAGGGCAAAGACATTGCTCACAAAAAACCATTGAGTAAAGGCGGCACAAACAAAGATGGGTACAAAGTCCAGAGCCGCAAGAAAAATCGTGCAGGTGGGGGTGCGTTGAGCAGTCCCAAGAAAAAACGGTAGTGAAACACTACCACGGAGAACAACATGGAAATCATAAGGGACAAAGCATTACTGCTGAAGGTCCGTAATCCTAAACAGATCACGGCGGTAATCCCTAAAAGTAAGGAGTTGCCGATGAATAAAGTCGTCGTAAATTGGGGGCTTGATGAAGTCCACAAACTATTAGGTTTAAATATAAACGTACCGTCACCCATTACTAGACGTTACAAGTGGCCCGGGCAGTATAAACCTTACGAACATCAGAAGGACACCGCTGCATTTCTGACGAACAACAAAAAGTCTTTTTGCTTCAATGAGCAGGGTACAGGCAAGACCGCCTCTGCAATTTGGGCGGCGGACTACTTGATGACCCACGGTAAAATAAAACGCGCTTTGGTTATCTGCCCACTGTCGATCATGGATAGCGCGTGGCGGAATGATTTGTTTTCTTTTGCAATGCACCGCACGGTTGATGTGGCTTACGGTAGCAAAGAGAAACGCCAAAAGATTATAAACGGGGGCGCGGAGTTCGTTATCATAAACTACGATGGCGTTGACATTGTAAAAGACGAGATAGCCAACGGTGGCTTCGATTTGTTTATTGTGGACGAAGCTACGCACTACAAGAACGCACAGACCAAACGGTGGAAAACCCTAAACAAACTTATAGGGGAGAAAGATTGGCTGTGGATGATGACGGGTACACCCGCTGCACAGTCCCCCCTTGATGCGTACGGTCTAGCCAAGCTAGTCAACCCACTATCGGTGCCGAGGTTCTTTGGATCTTGGCGTGATATGGTGATGTATAAATACACGCAGTTCACCTACAAACCTAAAGAAACGGCAAAAGATACAGTCCACAGGGTGCTTCAACCTGCTATCAGATTTACAAAAGATGAATGTCTTGATCTGCCAGACATGACGTACACCAAACGCTTCGTCGAAATGACATCACAACAAAAGAAATACTACGAGACACTGCGGAAAAAGATGGTAATGGAAGTCGCAGGTGAAGAAGTTACCGCTGCAAACGCAGCGATTGGACTGAACAAACTCCTACAAATAAGTGCGGGTGCGATTTATACCGATGATGGTGACACAGTGCAGTTTGATATCAAGAGCCGATACCAAGCACTCAAAGAAGTTATAGATGAAAGCAGCCAAAAAGTTCTTATCTTTGTGCCTTTCAAGCACACTATCGACCTGCTTGTAGAAAAGCTAACCAGTGACGACATATCGTCTGCTGTCATACGAGGAGATGTTTCTGCACCTAAGCGCACCGAGATATTTGCCCGTTTTCAAAGTGAACCAGATCCAGAAGTCTTAGTAATCCAACCGCAAGCTGCGGCTCATGGAGTTACGCTGACCGCTGCAAACACCGTGGTATGGTGGGGGCCAACGTCTTCCCTTGAAACTTATGCGCAAGCAAATGCACGTGTTCACAGATCAGGACAGAAGCATAAATGCACAGTTATACAGCTTGCGGGATCTAGCGCAGAAAAACGCATTTATCGTATGTTAGACGAGCGTATCAATATACACACAGAAATGATAAATCTGTACAAAGAAATACTTGACTAAGTAACATAAGTCACTATATAACAGTAATATAACTATAAAATGGAGAACACCGATGACGGTTCCCGTCGAGAAGTTGGTAAAAGCGTATGTAAACATACGTACAAAACGGTCAGAATTGAAAGCGGAGTTCGCTGAAAAGGATGACCAGCTTGCAGATAAGCAAGATAAAATAAAACGCGCTTTGTTAGATCACTGCAAAGAGCATAACGTAGATAGCGTTAAGACAGCCGCAGGGTTGTTCTATCGCACAATTAAATCGCGCTACTGGACGAATGATTGGGAGTCTATGCACTCATTCATAATGGAGCATAACTTGCCTGAGTTCTTTGAGAAGCGCCTCAATCAAACAAACGTACGACAATTTCTTGAGGAGAACCCAGACCTGATGCCAGCGGGTTTAAACGTGGACTCTGAGTACGTTATTTCTGTGAGGAAAAAATGAGTGACGTAGAAACCCCCTACACAAACATAAATGCTGTAGCGGATTACTTTCAAGTATCTGTATCCACTATCAGAAAATGGTGCAGAAATGGGGCAATCCCATTAGATACATACATTAAAGTCGGAGAAGTTTATCGGTTTCGGCTTGATGATGTAGAAGCGGCGTTGACAGCCGCACAACAAAAGGGGCAAGATAGTCCCCTGTATAATGAATATTGATGGAGAACAATATGTCAGACATGACCCTCTTTGAAGGTGGTAATTCCCTAGTCTCTAGCGACTTGTTTAAGTCTTTGCAGGATGTTGATGACAACCTGTCAGGTGGTTCGGGTGGTAATCAAAACCGTAGAATTAGCTTGCGCGGTGGTCGTTTTCGGCAGCTAGTCGGTGGTGAACAGATAAACGTCAAGAGCGATGGGTTCTTGAACGTAGTTATTGTAAACGCTGCAAAGCTATCACGCACGTATTACAAAGGTGCGTACGATGCAGAAAACCCATCTGCGCCTACCTGCTGGTCGCCCGATACACAAAAGCCTTCTTCTGATGTACCAAAAGATCAGATGCAAGCATCTCGCTGCATGGAGTGTCCTCAGAATATTAAAGGTTCTGGTCAGGGTGACAGCAAAGCTTGCAGGTTCTCACAACGTCTTGCAGTGTGTTTAGAGGGGGACATGGAGAATGTTTACCAGTTGTCCCTACCCGCCACCTCTATTTTCGGTGAAGCCAAAGACGGTAAGATGGGTATGCAAGCATACGCCAAGCACCTCAAGGCGCACAAAACACCGTCTATTGCTGTGGTTACTACAATGTCTTTTGACGAAAACAGCGATACGCCGAAACTGTTTTTCAAAGCGGCACGTCCTCTTTCAGAAGAAGAGTTAGAACAAGCCGTGGCAATTAGGGATAGTGCTGAAGCTATCCAAGCAATCACGCTGACAGTATCCCAAACAGATGGGGTGCAGGCACGTGGGGGTGAGGTTAAGGACGACGAGGTAGACATTTATAATCTGCCGAAATCAGAGCCAGAACCTCAGCCAAAAAAGGTCGCCAAAAAGAAAGAGGTAGCTGCTCCCTCTGATTCCGCTGACGACCTTGCATCTATCGTTGATGACTGGGACGACGACTAAACTGCAAATTAGTCGGATCATTAACGATAGTCCTGTTGTGGTGGGTTTTGCAAGTTGGCCCACCACAACATTTGGAGCAGCAGCATGGAAGTTAGAAATTTTTTACAGGGAGTATTGAGCGAGAACGGTTTCTATTGCGTGTTTGCAGCGCATAAAGAAACAGAAACAAAGGTAACTAAGTTTTACGAAACTATCGAAGAAGTCGAAAGAGCGGCTATGAAATTCGATAGTAGTGGGATGGACACCTATTTTGCTCTAGCAACCTTCCAAGAACCAACCAACCGTAAGCACGATAACGCATACGAATTTAAATCTTTGTTCTTAGATTTAGACGTTGGCCCGTCAAAAGAATACGCCACGCAACAAGAAGCGGTAGGCGACTTACGCAAGTTTTGTAAACAACTATCTCTGCCTAAACCTTTGATGGTCAACAGCGGCAGAGGAGTGCATGTTTACTGGCCCCTTACCGAAGCGGTTTCGGTGGACACATGGCTAGATGCAGCGGAGCGATTGAAGCGAGCCTGTTCTGAGAACGGTTTTCGCGCTGACCCTGCGGTTACGGCAGACAGATCACGTATATTGCGTGTGCCGCACACCCATAATTACAAAGAAGATACACCGCTACCCACTGAGTTCCTTGGCGTAGAGATGCCGCAGCCTGTGGTTCTGTCCGAGTTTGTCCAAAAACTTGGCATTGTGATGCCAGTTACCAAGATAGATTTGGGAACTGATGCGCTGTACGAAGCTTACGCCGAGAACTCTGAGAATGTTTTTAAAACAATTGTTGAAAAAACTTTTGCAGGGCGTGGATGCAAACAAATAGAATTTATTGCGACCAAACAGGCAGAAGTAAGCGAGCCTTTGTGGAGAGCGGGTCTTTCCATCGCAAAGTTTTGCGTGGATGCAGACAAAGCCGCTGAGAAGATTTCGAATAGGCACCCTGATTACAACGAAGCAGAAATGCGCAAAAAGCTGGACGAGATAAAAGGTCCGTATACTTGCGTACGTTTTGACGAACTTAACGAGGGTATCTGTCGAGACTGCCCACTTTGGGGTGAGATAAAATCGCCGATTGTGTTGGGTAAACGCATCCGAGAAAGCGAGGGTGTAGTTAGCGTATCAGCCCCTGTGCAAGGCAAGAAAACGCAGAAGGAGTTTGATATACCTGAGTACCCTAAACCATACTTTAGGGGCGCACGGGGTGGTGTGTTCTTGCGTGGTAGCAACGCAGAGGGGGACATCACAGAAGATCTAATTTATCACCACGATATATACATAACGCGCCGACTGCATGACGAAGAACTTGGCGAAACTCTGGTGTTCCGTTTACACTTACCAAAAGACGGGGTGCGGCAGTTT